TTTTCGGGACCGATAAAAGCGGGAACGATAAAAGAAACAACAGGAACAAGTTTAGGTTCTAACATCAAAAATACAGGTCAAGTTGTGATGTCTCAAACACATCTAATTGATTTATCAGGTGGAGCGATTGCTGCCGGTGCAACAGATATTGTTATCCCAGCAAACTCTCAAATTATTGATTGTATACTTGATTCAGTAGTAGCAGCATCAGGTGCAACTAACTTAAGTGTTGGTGACACAGTTGGTGGTGCAACAAGTATAATTAATACTTTCGCACTTGGAACAGCTGTTGGTAGAAAAAGACCAACAACTGAAGCAGGTGGAACATTAGCTTGGTCTGATACTGGAGATGCAGATATCAAATTAACGATTACTGCTTCTGCTGCAACTAACGCTGGTTCAACTAGACTTACTGTTTTATACGCACAAAACAATAATCTTGGTTAATAAATAATTTAGTGTGGGCTTCGGCCCACACTTAGTTTTAGGAGAAAATTATGGCAGGCGGTGGATCGTTTTCAAGTGATCAAAAGTTTACAACATTAACAGCTGATGGTAGATTTAAAACTATTACTGGTGGTGGAACTAATTTAGGTCCATGTAGAGTTACTTATATTCAAGCTCACGGTGGAACTAATTGTTTAGTAAAATTACACGATGGAACAGATGGTACAGGTTCTTTAGAATTTCAAGCTAAATTTAGTTCTGAAGGATTAGATATAATGATTCCCGGTTCTGGTATAAGATTTAAAAATGGAGTCTATTTAGATTTAACTACTACAGACTCAGTAACAATAGGATACACGGGATAATGAAATCAGACGTAAAAGCAGTCAGAAAAACAGGAACAGGTTCAGTATTTGGAGGAAGAACTAGATTAAGAGGAATTATTCTAGCTTCAACTGGTTCTGCAGGTTCAGTTACTTTACAAGATGGAAACTCAGTAACACAGTTTCAAGTAGATGTGCCAGCAGGAGATGTTTTCTCATACAACCTAGCAGAGGATGGAATAGTATTTGAAGGTGGAATGACAATTTCTGCTATTACAAACGCAACTGTAACTGTTATTATTGATAAGTAGGAGGGTAAATGGCTAACACAACCTCTGGAACAAATGTTTTTGAACAAGGCCTTTCTATTGATGAGATAGTTGAAGAATCTTTTCAAAGGATGGGAATCCAGAATGTAACTGGATATCAATTAAAAACTTCAAGAAGAACATTAAATATAATGTTTCAAGAATGGGCCAATCGTGGTCTTCATTATTGGGAAGTACAAAATACTTCTATAACTTTAGCAAATGGACAAACAGAATATACTCTATTTAGATCACCACAAGAAGGAAGTTCTAATGGTGTAACTACAACTTTAACAGCAGCAATTGCAAATAATGTAACAACAATACCAGTTGCTTCTGTATCAAACATACCTAATTCTGGAAAAATAAAAATAAACAATGAGATAATATCATACACTGGAATAAGTAGTTTAAATCTAACAGGTGCTACAAGAGCTGTAGATGGAACAACTGCAGCAGCACATGCTAGTGGAGATACTGTCACTAATTTTGTTACAGGTGCAGATGATGTATTAGAAGCAAGTTTTAGAGATGACAGTAGTATTGATGTACCTCTAACTAAAATTGCAAGATCTGCATATCAGGCTTTGTCAAATAAAAATTCTACAGGACAGCCATCACAGTATTTTGTACAAAGATTTATAGATAAAGTAACAATAACTTTGTACCTAGCTCCCGGAGCTAGTGAAAATGGAAAATTTTTAAATTTTTATTTTGTAAGAAGAATTCAAGATGCGGGTTCTTATACCAATGCAACAGATGTACCATATAGATTTGTTCCTTGTATGGTTTCAGGATTAACTTTTTATCTGTCTCAAAAATATGCACCACAAAGAACAGATCAATTTAAATTAATTTATGAGGATGAATTACAAAGAGCACTAGCAGAAGATGGTTCTTCTTCAAGCACGTTCATCACACCTAAGTCATATTATACGGAGGCTAACTAATGGCTGTTGGTAAACATGCAAAATTTATTTCCGATAGATCTGGTTTAGAGTTTCCTTACACTGAAATGATGATAGAGTGGAACGGATCAAGAGTCCACAGTTCAGAGTATGAACCAAAACATCCACAACTAGAACCAAAAAGATTTGTTGCTGAACCTCAAGGTTTACGTAATGCAGCTCCTGCAAGAATTGAGCCTGCTGTTGCAAGATTATTAGGGCCCGATCCTTTTTCAACAACAAGTGGGTCTACAACAATAACTGTTACAGAAATAAATCACGGTAGATCTACAAACGATACAGTAAGATTTAGAAACGTGGAGGGTTCTCCTGGAGGATTATCGTCTACAGCGTACACAGCATCTTCTGGTTTTTCAATAACAATTACAACTACAGACAAGTATACATTTACATTAGGATCGACTCCTAATATAACAGAACAAGGAGGAGGAGTGACGTCCACGGTAGGACCAGTAACTCTAGAAGCTTAATGGCATATACTTTAACAAATATAACAGACGATATCAGAAACTATACAGAAGTTGACAGTGGTGTTCTAACAACAAATGTTATAAATAGATTTGTACAGAATGCAGAAAATAGAATCTACAGAGAGATCGACTCTGACGACAACAGACATTATGCTACATCTAATCTGGCTGTTGGAAATAGATATGTAACAATACCTTCTGATCTTAGAAACATTAGGTATGTTCAATTAAAAAACACTAACGTAACACCAAATACTCAGGATTTCTTAGAGAAAAAAGATACCAGTTATATGGCAACTTTTTATGATACACCGGGAACGGCGGCAGGTATTCCAAAGTATTATGCAAACTGGGACGCTAATTTTTGGGTGGTAGCACCTACACCAAACGCTACTTATGAAATTACACTTGCTTATATGAAACAACCTGTAAGTCTTACAGACGCTTCAAAGAGTGGTTCTGGAACTTACTTATCTAACAAATATCAAGACTTGCTTTTATACGCTGCTCTTGTAGAAGCATATGGATACTTGAAAGGTCCGGTAGATATGTTACAATACTACGAAGCATCTTATAAGAGAGCTGCACAATCGTACTCTATCGAACAAGAAGGTAGAAGACGCAGAGACGAATATCAAGATGGTGTTATTCGTAATACTATTAAATCACCATCACCGTAAGGAGATAAAAAATGGCAAATATAGTACCAAATTCTTTTAAGTCTGGTTTATTAAAAGGAACTTTTAATTTTGATACATCAGGTAATGGAGGAAACACTTTTAAGTGTGCTTTATATACTAGCATCGGTGGATACAGTACGTCATCAACAGTTTACCAAACAGGAAACGAAGTTTCTTCATCTGGTACAAACTATACAACAGCTGGAAATACTTTGACAAATAATGGAGTTGCAGGAACAACAACTGCGTTTGTAGATTTTGCAGATCTAACTTTTTCAAATGTTTCTTTAACTGCTATAGGCGCTGCTATATATAAAAGTACAGGTGGTGGAAACGAACTGGTTCTAGTATTAGATTTTGGAAGTAATAAAACAGCAACTAACGGAGATTTTGTAATACAATTTCCTACAGCTGATGCTTCGAATGCTATTATTAGACTAGGTTAATATTTAGGATTTTAATAAATGGCTTTTGTATTAAACGACAGAGTTAAACAGACTAGTACATCTACTGGTACAGCAACAATACAACTATCAACTAACCCAGAGGTTGGTTTTGAAAGTTTTGTTACTGGAATCGGTAATGGCAATAACACATTTTATGCTATAGCTCACGATGGTACAGCTGATTTTGAAGTCGGTATTGGAACTGTAACAGACGCAACACCTGATACACTTTCTAGAGATACCGTTATCTCCTCTTCAAATTCAGATAGCAAAGTGAATTTTCAAGCAGGGACTAAAACTGTGTTTTGTACTTATCCTGCAAAGAGAGCTCCGTCTGCAGCTATGACAGCCACAACTTATGTAACAACACATGCTTCAACAATTTCTGATACACAAACAATGGATTCAGGAGTTTTAGCAGGACCAGTAACTGTATCTAATACGGTTACAGTAACAGGAACATTGGTAATAATATAATGAGTCAGATAGAAGTAGATAAAGTAATACCACAATCAGGTACAACCTTACAAGTTGGTGATTCAGGTGATACGATTACTATTCCTGCAGGTGCAACTTTTAATGCATCAGCTGGTACATTAACATTACCAGATGGTTCAGTTACAAATGCAAAATTAGCAGGATCAATTGCTAATAACAAATTAGCAAACTCAGCTATTACTATAAATGGTTCAGCTGTTTCTTTGGGTGGATCAACAACAATTGAAACAGGTATAGCCTGGCAATCAAGCATTGTAACAGCTGCTACTTTAACAGCAGTTGCAAATAGAGGATACTGGATTAATACAACATCTAATGCTTGTACGGTTACTCTACCTGCGTCTGCCTCAGTAGGTGACACACTAGAATTTGTAGATTATGCAAGAACTTGGGGAACTAACTCACTAACTTTAAATCGAAATGGATTAAATTTTCAAGGTGGAACTAGTAATGCTATTTTTAACACTAATGGTCAATCTGTAAGAATTGTTTATTCTGGTGCAACAAAAGGTTGGATACCTACTTCAGATGATGATGTACCTAATGCAAATGCCTATAGTGTTGATTTTTTAGTTGTTGCTGGTGGAGGTGGCGGAGGTTTTGATATTGCTGGTGGTGGTGGAGCAGGAGGATTTAGAACTTCAACACAAACTTTAGAAGTCGGAGCTTCATATACAATTTTAGTAGGAGATGGAGGTGCTGGTGGAACTGACCCTCAAAGTGGAAGTAATGGTTCTAATTCATCTATTTCAGGAAGTGGTATAACAACAATTACATCCGCTGGAGGCGGAGGCGGAGGTGGTGGTGTAGGTACAGGTGGTGTAACTATTGGAGCCGCTGGAGATGGTGGTTCTGGTGGTGGTGCTGGTTACAATCAAGGAACTTCAGTTGGAAATGGTAACACACCAAGTGTATCTCCTAGTCAAGGAAATAATGGCGGTCAAAGTTATAGTACTGGAGCTGGTGCATCTACTGGAGGAGGTGGAGGTGCTGGTGTTGTAGGAACTAATGGTTCTCATTATCAAGGTGGTACTGGTGGTAATGGTGCTGCTTCTTCAATAACAGGTTCTTCAGTAACTTATGCTGGTGGAGGAGGAGGTGGAGCTCACGTAACATCTTCTACTGCTGCTGGAGGTTCTGGAGGAGGTGGAACTGGTTCAAGCACTAATTCTGCTGGTAGTGTTACATCTGGAACAGTTAATACTGGTGGTGGCGGTGGAGGCCAAGGACAAAATGGTTCTGCTGGAGCTGGAGGAAAAGGAGTTGTTATTTTAAGTGTACCAACTGTTTTTTATTCTGGAACAACGACTGGAAGTCCAACAGTTACAACAAGTGGAAGTAATAAAATAATTAAATTTACATCAAGTGGGAGTTATACAGGATAATGGCAAGTTTCGCAAAAATAGGTTTGAACAATAAAGTAATAGAGGTTCTTTCTGTTCACAACAATGAATTACTAGATAGCAATGGAGTTGAACAAGAAGTTAATGGAATAGATTTTTTAACTAAATTAACTGGTTGGTCTATTTGGAAACAAACATCTTATAATACTGTTGGAGGTATTCATAAATTAGGTGGAACACCTTTTAGAAAAAATCATGCTGGAATAGGTTTTACTTATAATGAAGATAAAGACGCTTTTATTCCTCCACAACCTTTTAATAGTTGGATATTAAATGAAGATACTTGTCTATGGGAAGCACCAGTTGCTCGACCTACAGACGATAAATTATATAAATGGAATGAAGAAACACAACAATGGGATGAAATAACAGATGAGTGAAGTTAAAGTAAATAAAATTAGTCCAAGATCAGGGACAACCGTTACCATGGGTGACAGTGGAGATACGATTGTATTTCCATCAAACGCTTTACAAAATTCATCATTACCTGGTTCAGGACAGATCACAATCAATGGTCAGGCGGTAGCGCTTGGTGGATCTATTACCTTAACTACAGAAACAAGACCAACTTTTACATCTATAACTCCAAACGTAATTGAAAACTCACAAACAACCTGTGT